CGCGTTCCATGAGGCGGCAAGATCCTGGGTGGCTTCTTCGTCGAGGTCCTCGTCGACTTCGATGACGCCGCCTGGGTGCGCTGAGTTCGAGAAGAACGCGCTGTTGTAGAGGTCCATCGCGAGCGCGGTGCCGAACGTGAGCCGCAGGTACTCGATCGGGTTGAGTCCTTCGAGCATCTCCGGGAACGACAGCGCTCGAGCGCGGGTGACGTCGTCCTCGGACACGACCTTGTTCCAGTACCGGAACTCCAGGCCGCCGGCGGGAATGCCGTTCTGCGCTGTCGTCAGCCGGCGCACTCGCGCGTTGTCGGGGTGGACCAGCTGCACGGTGAGCGGGTTGAGCCGGTCATCGCGACTGGCGATGCGGCCCCACAGGTTGCCGCGCAGCAGCATCGACATCGAGCCCTGGATCACGAAGTCGCGGCGGGTGAGCTCCGGCCAGGGCTGCTGGATCACCGGCGCGGGTTCCATCTGGACCGCGTCGCCGTTCACGAGCCGGTACTGCTTGATCGGCAGCGTGGCGAGCGACTCGGAGATCAGGCCGGTGGAGCCGGCAACCGCGGTGATCTGCATCGCGGAGCGTTCGTTGACGCGAACACCCCCGGAGGATCCGCCGACGAATCCGGGTGATGGTGGGGCGGTGCTGCCCCAGGGTTGAAGCGGGTTAGCGGACCGGGTGAGGTACTCGCCGTCTCGCGCACGGATCTGCACGGGTCGGCCTACTCATCCATCTGCACGAACGCGACGTTCTCCCTGGGGATGAACACCTCGCCGGCCATCGGGATGTCGGCCTGACCGCTCTCCCCGAGGTACTTCGCTGACCGCAGCAGAATGCCGTCGGCCGTGCGCTCCCAGAGCGACCCCTCGATGCTCCGGTCGTTCAGCTGGTGAACGATGACGCGCTTGCGGATGGCCGCGGCGAACCAGTCAGGCTCAGGCACAGCCTCAGACTTTTCGGCGGCAGTCTTGAGACGCAGTCCGAGGACCACAGCAGCGGTGGTGACGAGCAGCAGAACCGCTGCGGTGGCGATCAGGGCAGCCAGCATCAGCCGTCACCTTCCAGTCGTGGCGTAGTCGTTGAGATTGATCACCCGCGGCGGCTTGGCGGCGTGCCGGTGCGCCCAGAGCGCGAGCGTGGCGGCAACGAGCGGGCTGATGTCAGGACTCGTCGAGGTGCGGCGAGCCCATTTGGACCGGTCACCCATCTTCTGCTCGCGAGCGGCGATGATCGCGCTCTCAAGCTCAGGTTGAGGTGCCGGGTACTTGGCGCGCGGTGGCTCGGCGGTGACGTCGGCCTTGAACTCGGCACACGCGGTCGCGTAGTCCTCCGCGGTGATCTCGATCACCTTCACGCCGGCGTCCTTCAACGGTCCGATCAGGTGCGCGACGGGTCCCTTGACGTCGACGGCGAATTTCGCGGACCGGTTTCGGGCCTTGAGCTCGGTGCAGAGGTCGACGACCCAGTCGAGGCCTCGTTCGTGCGCAACGATCGCGAACTGCCGGACCTTGTCAGCTCGAGCGCCGGCGACCGCGACAGATCCCCAAGCATGGTCGGGGCTCGCGTCGATCGCGAACATCGTTTTGGTGTCGATCGTGTTGGCCTGGTCGTGCTCGGCGGCGTCGGACCACTGCTGTTGGCTGATCAGCCGACCGGATTCCTCGCTGGTGTCGGGCCAGTCGCCGATGCCGAGCCGTTCGACGGCGAAGTTGCGACGACCGAGCGCGGCGCGCTCGCTGAAGATGTACTCGGGGGAGATCCGGATGCCGAACGCCGGGTTCGCCTGCCTCCAGGACTCGAGGTCGTCGAGAACGTCATCGTCGACGGTGTCGGGGCTGTCGCCCTCGGCGGACCATTCGAAGTACGCGAGCGTCGGGTCGTCGCCGGCGAGACCGCGCTCGCGGCGTTTGGCGAGCACCACACCGGCTTCGTGGACCTGCTGGTCAACGGCGGAGCCGGCGAACCAGACCTGAGGGTTCGCTCGAGCCGACAGTGTCGGGATCGTCGCGCCGAGGAACGTCTCGGGCAGGATCATCGCCTCGTCGAGGATCAGGCAGTCGCAGCTGAACCCGCGGCCGCCGCCGCTGGTGCGCGCCTTGAACCGGATTCGCTGGCCGGTCTTGAGGGTGATGCCTTCCTGACCGTGGGAGTAGGTGCCGACCTTGCCGCGGTTCAGTCGGACCTTCGCGACGAGCGCCGGTGTCTGGTCAATCACCGCGCACAGCCGGTTGAAGATCTCCATCGCCGTGTCGAACTGGTGGGCCGAGTAGAGCACCAGCTCCTCGCCGAGGAGGAACACGCCTGCGAGCATCCGCGCGACCAGAAGTTCGGACTTGCCGTTCTGGCGAGGAACGACGAGGCCGACCTCGGGGGCTGCCCACGGATGGACCAGGTCAGCGAGCGGATGCTCGGCGCAACGCGTTCCGTCGTCGGATCGGAACGTGCACCGCGAGCACTTCCAGGCGGGCGCCTCGCCCAGGGACTGGATGAGAACAGTCTGCTGCCAGGGGTCCAGCTTCAAGCCGGCGATCTGCGCGAGCTCGACCGCCTCCGCTCCAGATGTGGAGACGGACGGTGGGACCGAGAAGATCCTAGGGTCCTGCGCTCCCCGCAACGCGGGCGGCGCGACGTGCGGCGAGATCGTCAACGGGGTTGGCCTCCTGCTTCGGCGGCGCCAGCGAACGCAGCTCGCGCAGCGCTTCGGCGAGCCGGTTCTGAGCCATCGTTCGGCTCGTCGTCGAGCTGGCGTTGTCGTCGACCAGCCGGGCCATCGTGATCGCCGAGGCCGCAAGGCCCGACTCGGCCAAGTCGTCCGGGAGCTGTTTGATCTCGCGGACCGTGGCCTTCTCGACCAGACCGAGTTCACGACGTGAAGCTCGAGGCTTCGACACCCGCGTGGGCGTCTTCGCTGCCGGGCCCGGCGCCGGCGCGGCACCCTTCGTCGTCGTCGGCTTTCTTGTCGGCGTCGGCGGCTTGGTGGTCTTCGCCTTCGAGGTTGCAGCCTTCGGCTTCGCTGCTGAGGGCTTAGACCTGGCGGCCGGCGGCGGCGTGGTCGTTGCCGGTTTCGCCGCCCGAGTGGGCTTTGCCGCAGCCGATTCCGCAGCGGGGCGTTTGGCCGCCGGCACGGCTCACCACCAGTTGGCGCGCTGAGGCGCGGCCGCATCGGCGTTCGTGCGACCGGCAGTCGCACGGTTGCAGCGCCGATGCTCGGGTCCGGCGTAGACCGAGCGATCGCGGTCGTCATGACCGAGATCCCACGGCTCGTTCGGCCGGATCGGCTTGAAGCACCGAGCGCAGTAGACCCCGCCGCGAGCGACCTTGGCGGCCCACGCCCTGCGCAGCCTTTGATGGCGGCCGCCGTAGCCACGCGCTGCGGTTTTCGGCAGCGCTCGGGTGCGGATGGTGCCCATCCGACCACCCCCGTTTGTTGAGCTTAAGCGGAGTGGGGAGAGAAATTGTTGATTGCGGGAGTCAACGTTGATCGCCACGGACTTTGGGTCCCCCCCACCCCCTGCGGTCAGTCGTCGCTGTCCTCGTCGTTGAGGAACTGCCTCAGAGCAGCAGCGATGTCCTGGCTGCTCAGCGTGACCGTGATCGGGAAGGTGATCTGCAATCCCTCGGGATCTCTTGGACAGCGGGAGACTCCCATCCCAATCTGTTGGGATCTCCAGTCCATGCGACCCTCCGGTCAGGCCTTCGGCTTCGACGCCTTGGTGTACAGCGGAGGACGACCGGCGTGCTTGACGATCCGGCCGGCGCTGACGCCACGACCGATAGCTCTTGCGATCGTTTGAACAGACACACCAAGGACATCGGCGATCTGGTGCGCTGACTTGGCGTCACGAACACGAAGCTCCTTGTCGAGCTCGCGTTCCAGACCAACGAGTGTGTGCGACTTTGTGGACACGATGTCTCCCTGTGTTCAAGCGGCTTTGCGGATCTTGATCGGCAGTCCGTCAGACTCACGGACACCACGACGGACACGAGCAGCGCGCTCATCAGCGCACTGCTGGCAGATGCAGGTCATCGACCCGTCACAGGCGATCATCTCGTCGATACGGACAAGGTTCGCTGGCGACGGATCAGTCGTCAAAACACGAAGAGTGACCCGATTCGACTGCTTCTCAGCGAGCGGCAGAAGCGCTGCGAGAAGCTGATCGGGCTGGCTGCTGTACTCCAGAAGACCTGGATGATGCTCCGGACAGCGACAGCCGCTCGCGGTGCTGTTGGGACAATTCATCGCGTGTCCTTTGGATCGCGACCTGAACGAAGCAGAAACGCGCGAAGCGGCCGAAATTCGGCAGGGGCTTACGCGGGCATGAATAAAACGTAGCTTCCCTATCGGACGGAAACCCGATTTCACGCCGCCATAGCCTCGAAATCCTCACGAGACACCCAGTCGAACGCGGTCGGCGCGATCTTGACCCATTCGACAAGCGGCTCGTCTGGCAAAGCCTCAACGAGAGACACTGTGGCGATGAGCTCGAAGTCGCGGACCCGCAAAAGCCGCGGACGGCGTTCAGCCAATCCAGGGCAGATCTGAAACGAGTAGCGCAGACATGGATCGCAAGTCCAGCCGTCCACGATCAGCGGAACGCGGCGAAAACCGATCTTCATCTCCTGATCGTGATTACGCAGGTCGGCAAGCCAGCGCTGACGCCCTGTCAGCTTCTGGCCGCACACCTGGCAGAGCCCGAGAATCGCGACGCGACGCTGGCGCTCAACGCTGCTCAGAGACAAAACCGGTTCACCCTCACCCTGTCGTCCGCTGTGAAACAGCGCCGGCAGCGCGCATCCGATCGCCGTGAGCAGCGGATCGACCCGTTTGACGGGCGTGGTCTCACTTGACCACATCACCGTGTACGAGACCGGAATGCCGGACGTGGTCTTGGGCAGTCTGCGCACCGACGGCGGCTGTGGAACGTCGCGCCAGCCTTGAGGCATCACCGGAATCGTCACAACGCGCCCCTCGGGCTGGATACCAGATCGGCCCACGAGGGGGACGTGGGTCTCGTTGTCGGCGCTCATGTGAACACCACCGTCGGCGGCTTGCGCTGCCCGATCTGCTCGAGCACCTGGAGCGGGTCGACGCCGCGGAGGTAGAGTGCCGGTCACGTTCAGGTTCGCGTGCCCGAGCTGGGTCTTGATCGTCCACATGTCCATCCCCTCACGCCAGAGCTCGACGGCGTGGCCGTGACGGA